CCAGAAATTGGTGCGCTTCCACGCACTTTAGACTCTGGCGGGGGAGGGGAGGCAGTTTTTCGGCTTGTTACCTTCAATTCTTTTTCCAATCCACCAATAGCGATAGCAAATTTAACGGGGTCATCAATAGAGGCAAGCTCCTTCACCTTTTGCGGGTTTTTACCCAGTGCGTAAACAACAAGCGCGGGATTTTTTGCGCCGTGCAAAATGATTCCTTGTTTTGTCTCATTAAGAGACTCAAGGACAACATGCTCGGCGTCGTCATAATCCTTCACTTTGAGCTGCGATTTCAAACTGCCATAATTCTTAAGCGTGTTCTGCCAGTCTTGCTCTGCCTTTTGTTGCTCGGCTTTTTTGGCATTGTCTTGCTCTTGAACTTTGCGCTTGTTTTCGTACCACCGCTCAAGTGCTACCTCAAATTGCTCGGCGTCATAATCAAACTGTTCAAGCGTAGGTTTTGCGCCAAGCGATAGCGGCTTTTCTTCCGCTTTTTGACTTGTCGTTAGCCTTGCTTCCAGCTCGCGTTTCTCACGCTGCAATTCTCGGTAGTTCTTGCGAAGTTCACGCACCCATTCCGGGGCGGACTCTTTCTCTTCTTGAGGTGGCGATTCCTCACCGATACTTACGACAACCTCATCATCATCATTTTGATTAGCATCTTGGCTTTCGTCTTGGCTGGCGGTAACCTTTTCATCGCCACTTTTGACATCTACGGATGCAGCATCTTCAATGCTTACAATGTTTTCATCTTGCGTTTCCGCTTGAGTTTGGCTTTCGCTTTCTCCATTTACTGCCGTTTTTACATTCATATTAACCCCATAAACTCACTCGATTAAGGCCGAGTGGAAACCTTAAATCACATCAGGGGTTGTACCTGTTGTGGTTGCTGCTGTTGCGGCTGTAATGCCGCACCAAATCTGTCGATAACCTGTAATGCCTGACGCTGGTCAATTTCGTCAATCTCTGAAATTGTCTTCATCGTCTTGGCTTGTGTTTCTTCTGCCTTGGCAACTGTCCAAACTGTATCGGCACGGGCTTTGGCGGCTTCTGCACTGGCTTGCTCTGCTGCTGCCATCATGTATTGCGTCTGCGGGTCTGGCTGGGCATTTGCGGCCTGTTCCTGCATCTGCATCATTTCTTCTTCTGTCGGCCTGACCACGCCCATGTTGACTAGTCTGCGACGGAAGAATGAGCGCACGTCTGCAATGCCTTCGCCTTCCATGTTCATCATTGCCATTGCGCCCAATACCTGCAATGTCTCAGGGTCTTGCGCCACTTGCATCATGCCTGTGAGCGCCCGAACAGTTGCCGCTTTTTTGCTGCTGCTTGTTGGCCCAACATCCACCGCCACATCAAACTTGGCATTGGAGAGGTCGTTCTCGTAATATACTTCGCCAGATTCTTCATCAACGTTCGGCGTCATCAATTTGACGCTAGAAACCGACCCGGCTTCCTCCATCGTCTTGACGCTGCGGCCTTCTTCAATGAACACATCGCGAGCCATGCTCAACCAGATCTCACCAGACCGCTTGATAGCCTTCGCCATGTTCGACATATAGATATAAGCGTGCATGTCGAGGCGCTGCTGAATCATCTCTACGGCCTTGCCAGAGATGTTCGACACCATCTTTTCGCCCGATGGGTTGCTGCTCAGAATCTCTTGCATGTCTGTTTCAGTGATCTGCAAAAGTGCAGCCATCGCTGGAGGAATGTTAGGCGGGGTTTTCATTCCAAGCGGGCCGCTCGGTACAATCTGACCGTTTGCGTCAGTCATTGAATTAACAAGCAGATATGGATAATTTTTGACGTTATCTTCAGACCACATCGTTTGATGACCGGCCATCTGCTCGGCGGTGAAAATTGGCTTTTCTATTCCGCTGTATGCAGACAACTCACCGAGTTTCGACAACTGCATATTCTTCAGACGCTGTGCATCTTTTGCCATGCGAACGTGACCCATGCACCGCTCGATATTGTCAACGAACCACCGTTTACCGTACACCGGAACCACAGGGATGCACTTGCCTGCGATATATCCGCAATCCTCGACAATGCCACTGCCGCTCATCAAATACTTATGAACCTTGCGACGCTTCACCTTCTTAGACTTGACCTCTTTTGCGCCTGTTGCCTCTAGCATCATTCGCAATTCTTCATCGTCCTCTAATTCTTCCTCGGTGTAACGCTGCTCTTTCCCGTCGATGTCCTCAAAAACCTTAACCGTTTCGTACACTTCTTCGACACGGTAATACTCAGCGACATAGACTACATCAGGCGTAGACCAATCGAACTCAGACGAACTAATGTCCTTTGGCCAAGATGATGGACTGTCCTCATATTCGGCTTCGTAAGCCTGGGGAGTCATTGAATTTAGAACGTAACAATACTTTGCGTCCGACTTGTCTTGTCGCTTGGCATCCAAGTCAAAGAACACAGACGAGTCTGCGTCGAAAATAGGCTCAATGCGGATTCGCTGATAATCGTCGTCCTCGTCCTCTTCGTCCTCATATTCAGCACGTAGACGCCAAGCACCAAAGCCACCGGAGACCGCTTCTTCAAAAGCATTGTCGTAGGCTTCTTCGGCGCAACTGTCCTGTTCGTCTGCTCGATAAAGGCCATCGCACACATCAGCAAGTTTATCGTTCTTGCTTCCGTCTTTAGAAACAAAATCAACTGTAATGCGGTTATTTCTGTACTCGTTGAAAATCTTAATAACTGCGAGGTGAACTTTGTTTACTTCCAATTTGAGCTTATTTTCAAACTGCTCACCTAGTGCTCCTTCCCATTGCGCTCCTGCAATAGAATAGAAACGGCGATCTTCAAGGCATTGCTTACGCTCAGGGCGCATAGCCGACTGAATCCTATCAAAATCGGATTTCGCTTGTGCGTGAATATTTGCTAAACGTTGTTCTTTTGAAATACGCGCCATTATTTCCTCTAATTCATTTCCGAATTATTTACCATTTGTTTACAGATGGCAATGGGACGAATGTATTTGTTTTCTTGTTTAAAGGTGTTTTTTGCACAATTGCAATCGCATCGAACATCGGGTCTAGCTGGTCATCATGTGCGCCCGCTGGGAAAGATGATACCTCATCCAAGAATTCAGACAGCCACGGCGCATCTTGATGTATCAAAACGTTGCCAGACTCCATGAACGGCGCTGCATCGTAAGCCCTAGAAACCTTGTCATTATTCCGTTGCACTGGAATTACAGGAAAACCCTCACGGCGCAATGTCTGAATCAACCCTGTGCCTGATACCTTATCTTCGACATACATACCACGCAATGCCGCATTAGATATCTGCGGCCTTCCGTCTGCCTGCTGTTTCAACCAAAAAGCCCTAGCCTGAGTGAGCAATTCAGGCGCTTCCCATTTTCCACGGATCCGGTCTAGTTTCACCGCCTGACCAGTTATCGACCTTCCCCAGCACTGCAAAACCGAATAATCGTTCTGCTGGCTTGTCTTTTGTGCCGTGTCCACCGTAATAAACCGGAATTCGATTGCCGGAGGGTAATCGCTCCAATACTTTAGCCATGCGGTATTTAAAATGCCACCGCCACGTGGTGCCGGCCGCTGCTGCATCTGTCCTGCGGTTCCGTATGTGCCAAGCGTATTTTCAAGTTCTCTAACCTGCTGCTCCCCGAATCGCTCTGGGAACATCAATTCGCCGTCATACGTCCTAGGGTCTGACCACCCAATTGACGTTGTACAACGCCGTGCCACCTCAAAGCGCATCGGAATGTACAAATGCACATAAGGCAATTTCATGTCCAGAATGACGCCGCTTGTGTCCTTCTCGTGCAATCGCTGCATGATGACCACAATCGCTGACTTATCACTGTTTACACGTGTCGGCAATGTCTCAGTGAAGGCAATCCGAGCCGCTTCCAAGTGCGCCGCACTGTTCGCAGCATGAGCGGATAGGGGGTCGTCCAAGATAACCCTGTCACCCCGAACGCCGGTCATACTTGTAAAAGAACGAGCCTGCCTGACGCCTTTACGGGTATTTCCGAACTCTCGCTTACCATCCAAGTCCGATGACAGCGCCACATTCCATAGACCCTGATACCACTCCGATTTAATCAAATCACGGCATTTGCGGCTGTCCCGAATTGCGAGTCCTTCCTCGTGCGCTGTTCCAATGAAGCGCATTTCTTGCATACCTTTCGGCCCCCACTCCCATGCAGGCCAGATAACACCAGTCAGGAGAGACTTCATCGAACCAGGGGGGACATTCATCAGCAGGCGGGTTATACGGCCGTCTGTGACCGCTTCCAAGTGCAGGCAAATAGCATCCAACGCCCAGCCCCATTTAAGCGGCTG